ACTCGCATCTGGAGTCACCATCACCAGCGGCCATGCGACCGTCAGCAATGGCGGCCAGCTCGTGACGTGGAGCGGCGTCTTGACCTCCGGTAATCTTTACCGTGTGTCGCTCGACTACAATTGCACCAGCGGGGCCAAGCTGCGCGTGAACAACAGCGCGACGAACGGGGCGGCGATCATGAGCACGTCAACGACCCTCACCTGCGATAGCGCCACGCACACGATCACCTTCGCCGATTTCATCGCGACCGGCGCCGATCTCTCTATCGAGGCGGACTCGGCGACCTACTCGGGCTGGATCGACAACGTGAGCGCCAAGCAGGTGATCTAGCCTTCGGCCGAGCTGTTGCGCTGGCTTCTCGATTAGCCGGAACGACAGCTCGGCAGCGGCGAAGGTCAACGCGAAGCAGAGGATGGTCATCAGCTTGCCGCCCATGTGCTGGCTCAGCGTCATGCCAATAGGATAATGCCAGAGGTAGATCGCATATGAGCGGGTGCCCACCCACTGCACGGGCGGGATGGTAAGCAGTCGCGAGAGCATCACCGGCGCGTTGGCGGCCGAGCCGATCAGCCACGCGGCGAGGAGATTGACGGCAACGAGGCCAGTGCCGAGCATCAGTGGGTTTTCCTCGTCTGCGAAGTACGCGAAGGCGAGGAGGCCCGCCGCTGGGATGATCCACAAGCGACCAGAGAGCTTGGGCATCGTCGCCAGCAGGCAGCCGATCAGCAAGCCGTCCGAATGGGTATCCAGCCCGTTATAGACGCGCACCGGGCCCGTGAAGTGCAGGAGCGCTGCGCGCCATAGGGCGATGCAGATAATCGCCGCGACAAGCACCGGGCGCGTTCTTTTGGTCCGCAGCAGCAAGATCAGGCAAAGCGGCCAGAGCAGATAGAATTGCTCCTCGATCGACAGGGACCAGGCATGGCCAAAGATCCCGCCATCGCTTCCGAACCCAAGGGCGCGTTTCCAGTTCATCACGCTCAGCGCAGCAGGAAGCGCATTGCTCGCCTCGTCAATCCTGATGATCGAGAACACGGCCAGCGTGGCAGCGAGGGCCGGAAAGATGCGGAAGACCCGTCGCATGTAGAAGTGGCGAAGCGAAATGGTGTCTTCGCGGAGCAAGCCGGCGGTGATGACGTAGCCGGAGATCACGAAGAAGAGATCTACGCCTATAAAGCCTCCAGCGAGGTAGCGTCGCTGCCAATGAAATAGGATCACCGCCATGACGGCAGCGGCCCTGAGGCCGTCGATCTCCCTTATGCGGCGCATGGGCGAGCCTAAGCGGCTTCCGCTTGCCCTGCCGTCATTGCTTCAAGGGCTTCCGCCCGCGCGACGGCCTGTTTTGCCGCCAGTGCGGGGTTCGGGTCGTGATGATGCACTTACACACCTCCGAGTTCCGAGCAGAGGCAGCAACGGTCACTTATCTAAGTCAACAATAACGCCAAGTAAACGCGGGCGCTTTCGAACCTACAGCCTCGCGAGGTGCCGCCATATCCTCCGAGCCGATGAGCGCCGTCACTGTCCCTGGTGAGAGCTTCGTGCTCCCTGTCGCGCTGGAGGCCGCGTAAATGGTCCCTTTCTTCGACACCCTCGCGGCTCCCGGGTGGACCGCCGCCGGCATCTGGATCGCCGCTTTCACGCTGATCGGCATTTTCGTCCGGCAGATCGTTCCTTGGAAAAAGCAGGAGCTCGATTCCGAAGCGCAGTTCCGCGATGCGCTGATCCGCCGCGTCGAGAACCTCGAAAGCAAGGCCGAGCGCCAAGAGGCACGTCACAGGGCCGAACAGAGCCTCAGCAATCACAAGCTGCGAAACGTGACGGCCTGCTTCGACGCCATGCTCCTCATGCTCGAGATGACGCCCGAACGCGGGCCCGAGATCGTCACCAAGATCAAGCAGATGCGCGCCGATCAGATGAAGGCTGAGGCGAGAGAGGCCGCGATCATCCGCGCGGCAGATATCAACAGCAGCGGCGAAGGCCCGCCCGAGGGTGAGCGATGACCACCATGCTCGACCTCACCGACGAGGAACTCGACACCCTCCGCAGCATCCTCGATCGCGCCGAGGTGGTGAAGGCCGCGCCAAACGCCGGACCTCCGCAGGGCAGCATCCCCGACGCCTACTGGCCGATGCTGGCGCAGATCGAGAGCGGCAATCGTCCGTACATCAAGGCGAATACCTCCTCCGCCTCGGGCCTCTACCAGTTCATCCGGTCGACCTGGTGCCGTTTCGGCGGTCAGTGGGGCAGCGACTTGAGCCAGGCGTTCGGCGGCCTGAAACCCTCGCTCGACGAGCAGCTGCGCATCGCCAAGGCCTTCACCGAACAGAACGCCGAGATCCTGAAGGCCAAGGGCATCCCGATCAACAATGCTTCGCTGTACGCCGCGCATTTCCTTGGCGCAGGCACGGCGGCGCAAGTGATCGCGGCCGATGTCGCCGCAATGGCCGACCTCATCGCCGGTCCCGAGGCCACCAAGGCGAATCCGACCATCCTCAAGGGGAAGACCGTCGGCCAGTTCCTGAGCTGGCTGCACAACAAGACGGGGGCTTGGGCGCGCTAATGTTCACAGGCATCACCAACGCCCTCAGGGGCATCTCTGGCGAGTTCGAGATCAACCGCGTCGTGGGCGCGATTGGGACGCTGGCGTACATCAGCTGCTCGAACGCCTTCGTTGCCTACAACGTCATCTGGATGCGGCAGGCCTTCAACGTGACCGAATACTGCCTCGCCTTCCCGGGGGGCCTCGCAGTCTGCGTCGGAGCGATCGCGGGCGCCGTCTCGCTGAAGGACCGCAACGTCGCGACCGCCACGGTGATCCGGGACACTGGCGCGGTCCCAGCGCCCCCTCCTGCAGGGCCTCAGGTGCCCGTCGAGCCCACGGAGAACCATGATGCGTAAGCACGGCCTCGGCTACCTCCCCGATCTCGGCGATCCCCGCGACTACGCCTACAAGCGGGTGCTGAAGGCGACGCAGCGGCCCAAGAGCGTGGATCTCCGGCCGAAGATGCCGCCCGTGTGGGATCAGGGCCAGCTCGGCAGCTGCACGGCCTTCGCGCTAACCGGAGCGGTTGCTTTCCTGCACGGCTTCACCGGCTCGCAGCTGTGGCTCTACTACAAGGAGCGCGTCCTCGAGCATACGACCAGGCAGGACGCCGGCGCGATGATCCGCGACGGCATCAAGGTGCTCGCCAAGACCGGACTTCCGCCGGAAGCCGCTTGGCCATATCAGCCAGCAAAGTTCGCAAAGCGGCCGTCAGCCGCGGCCAACAAGGCGGCCAAGCAGGAGCTCATCGGCGAATACCGCCGCCTCAACGGCGTGAACGACTATCTCGACTGCCTCGCGTCCGGCTCGCCCTTCGTTGTCGGGATCAGCGTCTTCGAGAGCTTCGAGAGCGATGCTGTGGCCGCGAACGGCGAAGTGCCGATGCCCGCCAGTAGCGAGCAGATGCTCGGCGGCCATGCGATCTGCGTCTGCGGATATCGCCCCGATGGTTCGTTCATCGTCCGCAACAGCTGGGGCAAGGATTGGGGCGCGGCCGGTTACTTCTTCCTGCCCAACGCATATCTCGCGAGCGCTGACCTCGCGACCGATGCGTGGGCCATCACGGCCTGCAGCAAATGACCGAGGAGATGCCGTCATGAAAAGGCTGATCGCATTGCTGAGCCCGCGCTGGCGCTTCCGCAGCGCAATCACCGGCCAGTACGTGAGCAAGGCCTATGCCCTGCTGCATCCGAGCACGACGGTGAGAGAGCGCGCACCATGAACCTGTCGGCCCGTCTGATCGCCCTCATCGTGGCGGTGGTGGCCCTGATCCTGATCGTCTTGGCTGCCTTCCACTTCTACGAGAAGAGCCGCTCGCAGGGCGCTCAGAGCCGCGTGAACGCTGGCCAGCAAGGCGCCTTTCAGAACAGTTCGGTCGATGCCGTGAGCACGATCAGCAACGCGGCTGCCAACGAGGCGGCATCCGACGAACTGACCCGTAAGAACGAAGAGGACATTCGAAATGCGAAAGGCTCAAGCGCGGCTGTTGATCCTGCCGCTCGCGACGCTGGCTTGCGGGCTCTCTGCCTGCGCGGCGCCTATCGTGACGACCCAAAGTGCAGGGTGTTCAAGCCTAATTCCAGATAGCTGGCTGCAGGGGATTCCGCCGGCACCGCTGCCCGATGGCAACACGGTTGGCGATTGGATCGTGTTCGGCGATGCGCAGACCGCCAAGCTGGACCAGGCGAACTCTCGCACGAAGGATACAATCGAAATCCAGCGCAGGTGCGAAGCGCGCGATGCCTCTGCGGTCAGGAAAGCGACGCGGGGCTTCTTCGGCAGGATCTTCGGTTAAGCGCTTAGCCCTAGCGCAGCGTTCCTATGCTGTGCGCGCCCTTGGTGCCGCTGCCCGTCGGCAGCTCGCACATGCACTGAGCACCAAGCCAGCCCCGATAATCGCCGATGATCTTGCGGCACTTCACGCACCAAATGGCGTCATCGGGCGGGGTGAGGGAGCGGCGGGGCACATGGGCTTATTGTCGGAGCGAGGGCGAGTCGGCAAACGTCAATGCCGGGCCATCCTTTGCAGGCGCTCGGCTTTCTCGCGCTGGAACTCGGCCCAGTCCCGGTCGAACTCCTCGCGTGAGAGCCTCGGCTTGAATTTCTTGGCGACGTCGAACCACTCGTCGGCATTGAATTCGTCGAGGCGCACCGTCATTCCACCACCCTCACACCACTATTAACCAGACAGTAGAGCCAGGCCCCAATCCAGATGATCGAATAGACACCCACAGCAATGAGGAGCATCCTTGCGATAACCGGCTCGTTTACGGATATGAGCAGGAGGAGGATGAGGGCGTAGGTCATTTGCCCTCTCCGATCTTGGCGAGGAGCCCGTCACAATCGTTCGCGGTTACATGCGCGTCTTGTGACCGCAGGACCGCAGAAGCGACGCGTAACTGCGCCACAAGATCTGCATGGTGGCAGGCTTCGAGTGCAGCTTTCGCGCAGTTGTGAGCGTCGAAAGTACATTCGTCGAAGAACTCTTCTTCGAGAACCGCGGCGACCTTCTCCACCATTGTCATGATGCACCGCCTTGATCGTAGAAAACGCGCGCAGACTTCAGCTTGACCATGATCCTCTCCAAGCAGCCCTGAGCGTCGTAATCGTCGTCGAGCATGAAGTTGTCGTAGATCGCGATTGCCTCCTCGATCAGGTCGGGCAGGCGTCCGCGCCGTTGCTGAAACTCAGCATAGCTCTCGCCCTTCTCCACCATTGTATCTGATGGGGTCATGATGCATCACCTTCGGTGTGCGGGCAGTTAGATCGCGGGCATGGCAGCTTCTCTATCAGCTCGTACGTGCATTCGATGCACGAGCCGTCCTTCTCGTTGCAGTCGTCCTCACCCCACTTGGAGCAGCGTTCGGCGCACAGTTCCCGGCGGGCGCTCCATTCTTCGTCATGAGTGCCACACCAGCGTAGCTTCTCCACCATTGGATCGGTCATGCTGACTTCTTCCCGGCGTGATAGAGAAAGGCGATGCAGGCGATCAGAACGGTAACAGCCACCGCTATTGCGACAGCCCTGCCGAGCGGGAGTTCGATTATCTCAAAGGCCCCAATCGTTGCGACGATCACCACTGCATCACTCATACGACACTCCCCTTGTGGGATGACTGACTTCGGGAATATTTCGGGAGTCGAGGCGCCGATTGGTGCCGCTCGTTTCCGCTCCGTTCCGCGAGCGGTCGAATTCGCCTCTTGAGAAAAGGCCGAAATCCCGCCATTTCCGAGGGCAGGGCGGTTAGCTCAGCTGGTAGAGCATCTCGTTTACACCGTGGGAGCATTGCTCAGCTTTTCCCCGTTTTCTGCCGTTCTTCGGCGATTGCGTCACGAACCTTGGGAATATTGCGGGACTCGGATGCTTCGAGACCGCGTCGCACATCGTCATCAGTGGCGTGCGCGTAGCGAAGCGTCGTCTTGATTGATTTGTGTGCCAGGGCCCGCTGCGCCACCGCCAGATTGCCGGTCTCGCGGAGGATGCGGGTGCCGCGGGTGTGGCGCAAGTCGTGAAATCTCATCTCGTCGATCTCAGCTGCCTTGAGAGCCGCCGCCCAGGGCTTCCGCCACCCTGTCTGGGTCAGGCTGTAGCGCTCGCCGGCCAGCCTCGCAGGATGCTTGCGGCCCTTCCGATCGACGAAGGCCTTCCGGCTCTTCTGGCACTCGTAGGTAAAGACGAATGGCCCGACCTTCGCCTGATTGGCGATCAGCACCAGCATATCCTCCGACAGAGGCCGCTCGAGAACGTCTTTGCCTTTGACGCGGACGCGGGCCTTGCGGTGCTGCAGCGACAGGTCGGACCAGCGCAGCTGCCGCACCTCGGCAAGCCGCCAGCCCGACAGAAGGGCAAAGCGAGCGAAGTCCTGCAGGTCCCGCCTCAAGTGAGCGAACAGCCGCTCCTCCTGATCAAAGTCGAGCTCGCGCGGATCCTGCTTGGCCACGGAGTAGAACATCTCGCCCCAATCCGGCATCTCGCCGATCTCGTGGGTCCGGCGATGGCGGCGCCAGATCGGCCGTGCGACCTCGATCTCGCGATTGACGCTGGCCGCTGAGACCTGCGCTGCCCGGCGGGCGAAGTGGTCCCGCAGATCCTGCTCACTGATATCAGACAGGTATCGGTCAGCGCCGATTCCCTCGACGATAGAGGCGATCAGATAGTCCTGCGTGGGCGACCACTTGCCATTGGCCCTCAGGTGGTCCTCGTAGCGGCCGGCGGCCTCGTCGAGCGTGATCAGCGGCTTCTTGCGCTTGCCTGTGTCGAGCGCGATCTCGGCGCGGAGCTTGGCCTCGAATCGGTCGGCGTCTCGCTTGGTCTTGCAGTGGGTCGTTCCATTGAACCGCTGGCCCTTCAGAACGAAGTCATAGACGTAAATGCTGCTGCCGTTGGGCAGATACGTGCTCATCCCGAAAGCCCCTGCCGCCGCGCCTGTCGTCGGGCCGTGAAGGACAGCACATTGCCATTGTCGCGGGGGCGCGGTCTAGCCCGGGGGCGAACCTTGGAGCTTCCAACGTCAATCGGGGTCTCAAGGCGAAGGCGGGATTCGATGAAGGCAGCGCAATCCTCGGGCCGATAGCCGACCTTCCTGCCGGTGGTGCGGACGTACCTGATCGCGCCCTCCTGCCGGAGCTTTCGAAGGGTGCGCGGGTGCATCAGCAGCCGTTCGGCCGCCTGCTCCTCGGTCAGGAGGAGCGGGTCGGTCACGCGATTTCCCGCTCGAACCGCTGCAGGCCTTCGTCGCGAGCGGCGTTCACGGAAGCCATCTTGTCGTGACTCCCGCCGGGTCGATCAGGGTGCGCCGCCTGGCTGGCCTTGCGATATGCAATGATGATGTCGGCCCGGGTGCAGTTCGGCCCGCTTAGCCCGAGCACTTTCCACCACGGGTCAGGAGCGGGGAGCGCCTGATATCCGGTGAAAGCCTGCTCGAGCGTACCGACGCCCCAGCGATCCATGCCGCGCATGGCCTCGATGTGCTTGGCGAGCGCGACAATGTTGTCGGCTACGCGGTCCCACTTGTCGCAGGCGAGGACGGTCGGACGCCGCTTCAGATCGAAATAGACAGCCACGCCCGGGTCGTCGGGGGCGCGCCGATCAGAGCGCGGCTGTCCATCGGCGCGCAGCTCGACGTTCGTTGAAAGAACGACATTGCTGGCGCGGAGAAGCTCAAGCTGGTCAGCAAGCCTCCGTCGAGCGACCGCGATCGTCACGTCGCTGCCGTAGCTCTTGAACGGAGCTCGCCTGCGCGCATAGGCATTGGTGCGCTTCCAGCCCATCGGCCACGCGAGGGGATAGGCGGGGATGGTCATGCTGAAGCCTTCCGCGCTGCGATCGCCGCATTAAGGCAGTCGATTACGCTGTCTCCGTAGAAGGCTTTGTCCGCCCAATTCGTCCATTCGTCTGCCACGGTGATGCAACAATTGGGCCCATCGAAGTCTCTATTGTCAGACACGATGCCGACGGTGGCGCCTTCAGTTCCGCCGTTGCGAAGCTCATCAATGAGCGGTCCCGCAATGCGCCATTCAACCATCACGCCGCCTCCGTCACGCGAAATTCCGTGCGCAGGCTCGACCAGCCCGGATGCGCGCGCCTCATGATGGCCTGCCTGCACCGATCAGCGTGCTCGTCATGACGGCGAAGCAGCACTGTGCCTCGTGAGCCCTCGATCGAGCGGCGGAAGGGGCAGAGGGTTAGCTCGTCGTGCATCACGCTTCCGCCTTCGCCTTCGCCTTCTCGTGCGCGGCCCTGATGGCGTCGCGCCTCTGCTGGGCAGCGCTCTCGACCGCATCGGCGATCGGCTGCGGCATCGCGGCGATATCGAGCTGGTTCTTCGTGAGGATCTTGTTCACGTCCATGATCGCCAGCGCTGCCTTGATCTCGCCGATGATGCGGTCGGCGGTCTCCTGCGCGGGGTGGGGTTCGTCAGAAGGGGGCGTATCCTCCTCGTTCAAAGGCGCGTTTCCGTCGGCGCTCTCGTCGAGGAACTCTTCGCTTGGCGTGGGCTCGTGAATCTCGCCGGTCTCCGGATCGTGCGGCGTCTCTTCGCTGCGATCCTCGATCTGCGGCGCGTCGGGTGCAACCGAGCCCAGCGCTCTCGTTGCCGATGTCGCGTTCTCCAGGTCGCGGCCCTCGACATCGATTAGCACGTCGCCGCTCATCGGCAGTGTCTTCGCGTGCCGGCGCATGACGGTCTTCTTGGCCATTTCCGCGAACCAATCGACCCACGGGCCTTTCGGCTGAATGGGGTTGCCTTGGCGGTCGGTTCGTCCGGTGGCGCCCGTCTGACTGACTGATCGCACCTTGTTGATCTCGAAGCGACGCATGATCTCGTAGGACTTGGTGCCGTCCTTCATGGTCGCGATCGAGTAAGCGGCGACAATCTGATCGTCGCCTGTCTCCTCGTCGCTGAGATCGAGGCTGGGACGGTGACGGAGCGGCGGTTCTAGTCCGACCTCGTAGAGGAACGTGCCCTTCTCGATCTCGGCGCGATAAACGACGTTGACCTCAAGGCTGATGACCTCGGCCGACTGCAGGATCTTTTTCCTGAGGCCGTAAACCATCGGCATATACTGAACGAGCTTCTTGCTCTTCCACTGCCCGTCGTCGGGATCCTTGAAGCGGGTGTTAAAGGTGACGAGCGCGGCCTCGCGACCATCCGGCAGCAGGGCGTCCTGCGCGGCGCGGTAGCAACTGAGAATTAGGCTGCCACGATCGGCCTTCAGAAGGTCCTGGTTTTGCGCAACCGCGGTCAGGATCGTCCGCTGGAACTTGTCAGGCGTGATATGGGCCGGAAGTGCCATCTGGATATCGCGGGCGCGCTGTTCGAGCTGCCGCGTGAATTGGCCAACGTCGCTATTGTCGCGAGCGGCCACGGCTGTTCCGGGCGTTGCATTATCGGGCATTGTCAGACTCCTCAGGGATATGCTTGCCGACGATCGGCTTGGTTTCGAATGGGGGTTGCTCATCGGTGAGGCCGACGACTTCCACGACGGCGACACCCTTGGCCGTCTCGACCTTGACCATGTCGCCCTCGAAGACGGGCTCGCCGTCGTGATGATAGGTGTAGGTGCGCTGATCCCACGGGTTGAAGCGGCATTTCACGTATTGGCGGCTCATTGACCTTGCTCCTCTCTCAGCGGACGTCAGCTACTTGCTCGGACCAGATCCGGACGCCCTTGATTTCGCGGGTGCCGCTGCGGACCATCGATCCGATCACCTGGTCGATTGCCGCCTTCACCTTCTCGTTCTCGAGGATGGCCTTCGGCAGCTTGGCGATCGGCACTTCGATCTCGTGCTTCCAGATCGTGCGGGTTCCAACGCGAGAGCCGAGATCGCCGCGAGCAACGGGCTCGGCGACCTTCACCGGCTCGACGTGGACGATGGGCTCCGGGGCTGGCTTTCCGGCTTCCTCCGCTTCACGAGCCTGCCGCTCTTGCTCCTCGCGAATGCGGCGCGCTTCGGCCTCAGCATTGCGGCGCCTCTCCTCGGCGATACGTGCCTGCTCAGCCATGAAGCCATTCAGACGCGTCCGAACGTCGCTGATCGCCACGAGGAGCGGATGGAGCAGCCCGTCGGCTTTGCCCTTGAGTGAGCGCTGGGCGTTGAGCAGCGGGCGGTTGTGCTTCTCACGGGCGTCGTTGACGCGCTTCTCGACATCACGTGCCAGCTTGCAGAGGTCGCCGACCTTGCCCGCGATGGTTTCGTTCGTGATCTCGGGAACGCGCCCGGCGCTCTCGATCAGCTCCTGAATACGGGCGGTGACGCCCTCGCGCTCAAGATCCTCGACGAACTCCATCATGACGCGCTCTTCGAGCGGCGGCTGATTGTCGAAGCGCAGATCGCGCTGCTGCGTCGCGGCCTTACCCTCAGGCCATTGTGGGACGTCACTGAATACCGTGGCCATTGTCGTCTCTCCTCAGAAGGGTTGCTCGTCGTCAGCCAGCGCGGGCTGGCCTTCGTCGTTGGGCAAGATCGGTTTTTCGGTGGGCGGCGGCGCGGGTTCGCCTGGCTCTTCCTCACTCAGGAATGCTGGCAGCGGTTCGGCCTCAGCTTGCCGCTTGATCGCTTCGCCAAAGTGGATGGAGTCGCCGGGGCGAAGGTCTGCGTTGCGGATGAACGTTGCGATCTCGTAATCGTAAGAAAAGCTGGTCGCGGCCAAGATCGAGCCGGTCTCGTCTTTGTGCAGCGCATACATCGGTTTCATTCGTCTTCTCCTCAGAAGGGTGCTGGAGCGCTGCGCAGATCGATGCGGCGCGCGGGGTCGAAAAATGGTGAGGTGTCGTCCATCGTCGCGTTCTGCTCGACGATGCGGTCATGTTCCTCGCGGCTGATCGGTTCGCGGGCGCAACCTGGCCAAATGTGGGCGAGATGCACGGGGCTGCCGTTAAGCGTCGCTTGCCAGGAAGCACCGCGCTCGCTCATCTCCTCGCCGGTCTCGGGGTCGACCGGTTGGCCAAGCCAGATGCGAACCGCCGACCACGGCGCACCGCTGCGCAGGCGAATGCGGAAGCAGCCAGGCGTCGGAACGTCAGGGTCGAGCCCGGGTCCGCGCGAAGGAAGAGGCGTACCGTTCCTCACAGAATGCAGCTTTCCCGCGCCTTCATGATCTGCTCGACGCTCAGCCCCGTGAGGCTCAGCAGCATCCGGTCGAATTCTGCGCGCAGATCGTCGGTCCGTTGCTCGGCCTCGCTGCAACGATCGTCCGCGTCGAACCAATCGACGCGGTTCTTCATGTCGCTGATGGCCTGGTCCCAATCGCGGCGAGCTTCGCTGAGATCGGACAGCACGTTGGCGGGCGTGCGCTGGACCGGGATGCGGGCGAGGTTGGCTGGCGGTGCCATTATGCGGCCCTCCCAAACGGCGACCGGCACTGCCTCGGAAATGCGCCGGCCTCGTAGACCGTCACGACCCGCTCGCCCTTGAGGATCAGCCGGGACCCGTCACCGAGCCGGACGACCTCACAAGCAAACCGGGCGGCGCACTCGATGGCTTTGGAATGCGATAGGATCTCGGCGCGCGCCTCTTCCAGCGAGCATGACGGGTGTCCGCGCTCGATGAACCTTTCACAGGCATGGATGCTTACGTGGATCATCGCGGCGTCCTCCGTGCAAAGACGATGTGCATGATGTTCGCGAGCGAGAAGCCGAACGCGAAGGCGGCTACGGCGAGGTCGATGCAGCCGTTCATGCCGGCTGCTCCTTGGCGAGCATTTCGCGAACGCGCTTCGACTCTCGGAGTCGTTGATCGGCACACCGCTTGCAGTGTTCGCCGTAGTTCTCGTTGCGGCTTCCGTGCAGAATGCCGTCTGACCTCTTCCCGCACATGCGGCAGGGTGAGTGAGGCCCGAACCAGCGAAGGTTGGGCGTTTCTGATAGCGTTCTCACGCTGCCCTCCGAACCGGCTCAGGGTGAACGTCCGTCAGCTGCTCGACCGGCACCGGCTCGTAACCCATGAGGGTCAGGCACTTGGCGCAGGTAACCTCGCGCGCATCGTCGGTGAGGGTCTTCTCGCGCGCGAAGTTGTCGCCGCAGCAGGCGTTGCGATCTTCGTACAGGCCGAAGTCGCTCGTCACGGCGTAGTGGATGGGGCGGCTCACAGCAGCACCGTCACGAACGCCAGCGCGCTCAAGAGCATCGTGCCAACGTAGAAGCCCGCGAGGAACCGCACGTCGCAGACGAAGTCCGCGATCGCTTCGCCAAAGCCGCTGCGAACGTCAGCGCGATATGCTTCCGGCTTCGCGCCGCCGTAGAGGTCGACCGGATCGGAGCGGCCCGGGATGCGGAAGATCTGATTGAGATCGCGCGGAGGGATCGGGCGAATTCCGCGGTGCAGCGGCAGAATGTTGTCGGGCTTTGCCATCGGACGCATCCTTTTGTTCGGATGCACCCAATAAGCATATCACAATATGCTGTGCAAGAACTTTTTCACATCAGGATATGCTTTTCGCCCGTTAAACCTGTCTGGGACGATAATCCCCGATGACAATTCCTTTAATCTCGATGCTGGCCACGCCCGCTGGCGGCGCGTCCGTATCGATCGGCTGCTGGTGCTCAGGCTTTGTCGACCGCGGCCACAGCCAGCGCTTGCCCGTTTCGTCCACGCGCAGCTCCTTCACGGTGGCCTCGATCTTGCCATCTTCATGGTGGGCGTACACGATCACATGATCTTCATTGCGGGGCGGTCGAAAGTCGAGGAAGTCCACCCAGATAACAACAGCGCCTGGTCGATATTCCAGATCCATCGAAAATCCACGGACTTCCAGTGCTTTCGCGCGCCGGCGAAAACGTTCCGGCACAGGCACATCCACTGAATACCAGCGCGAGCGATCCCATTCGACTGCCTCATGGAAGGCCCCCGCTTCTACCGAGCCACTAACCCAAATTGATGTCGGCGAAGGTGGTTCCGGGGTGTCACCGGATATGCGCCAAACTGGGACTTCGGCTGTTCGTGCTAACTTTCCATAGGTGCGCGGATCGAGCGCATTCGAGTGTCCGTTGAGGAAATTGTAGATCGAGTTTTTGTCGACGCCGGACTGCTTGGCCCAGCGGGAAATTCTGAGGCCGTTCTCTTTGATATAGGCGCGCAAGATTTCCCTGCGCTCGTCTGGTGTCCGCTCCATTCGCGAACGCATAGTGAAGCGACCGCACATCACGGTATGATTTTGCGCTTGTCTGGCATATTCCGATATGCTTATAAGGCGACCATGGTCACCGACTTCATCGAACGCGTGCGCGCCGCCCTTCAACGGAACGGTGTGACCGCCGCAGGACTGGCAAAAAAGGCCGGTCTCCATCGCAACACCCTCTATGGAGCTGAAAAGGACGATTGGAACCCGACCGCCCACGTCCTCACGAAGCTCGAGCCGCATATCGAGGCAATCGAGCGCGGCGAGTGGCAAGAGCCGCCAGCCGATGAGCCTGAGAAGGCTGCGGCGTGACCTTCACCGTCTATGGAATTCGCCTGACGGACCAACACGAGGTTCGCTACGTCGGCATGACGCGCAAGCCGATCCACCAGCGGCTCGTCGAGCATTCCAAGATGCCGTGCGTGCCCCATCTTTCCGGTTGGCTTCGTGCGCATTGGGATCTCGTCGAAGTTTTTCCCATCGCGGTGGCTCACTCTGAAAGCGAAGCCCGCGAGATAGAGAAAGCGACGATACAGGCCTGCGCTCGGCTCAGCTTCAGGCTGTTTAATCGCGCGCACGTCCCTCATCCACTGAGGTTCAATGCAGCGCTGATCCCCGCGCGTGCCCGCTCATTTGTGGGAGACGACGGCCTCTGCTCGGTACGCCGTGCCGCCGCCTCCCGGCTCCCTGCCAACGCCGACCCGGGACTGTCCTGATCGTGGCTGGGGAGCTGCTTCAAATCTTTGGATGCGCAGTGCTGGTCGCTCTCGCGATCTGGGGCTTCGACTATTGCGAGCGCGCCTGGACCGAGATCGAAGATGAAGAGCGCCTGCAGCGCGAACGCGAGCTGGCCAAGCCTTGGGGCGAGGTCGTGGAAGTCCCGGCTGCCGCAAAAGGCGGCTGGGGAGCTGCGTCGCAGGGCGGCAGCCGGGATCACACAAGTCATGTTGGTCGCACTCCAAATGACGAGGGCGGCAAATAGATGGCTTCCTCGATCCATGCAGTGAACTTCGACGAGTCCGATGTTCACAAGCTCGAACTGCTGGTTCCGCGCCATACGATCCGTGAAGGGCAGCGCGGCGCGCTTCGCCTGCATGTCGGCCGTGGCAGGCGCTTCAGCGTCAAGCAGGCATCCGAAGGTTCTGGCGTCCCCGAACGGCAGATCGAAGCGGCGGTGTGTCCCATCGACGACGAGAACTATCGCCCGCTGTCGCAGGAGAACCTAGCGAGCCTCGCCAAGTTTCTCGGGGCCACGTTCGTCTCGCACTATCTTGAGCTTTCCGGTCTCGGCGCGTTCGAACTGATGGACGGTCAGCCGCCGCTTCCCAAGGTGCTGGCGAGCGCCCCTGCACAAGAGGACACAACCGAGGAGCGCAGGCGCCTCATTCGCCGATTGGCTGAGCTGGAGGGCGTGCAGTGATCCGCCAGCACAGCCAAGGCCTTCGCGTCCCCGAGAAACCCGTCACGCCCTTTGGCCAGCAGCTCCGCGAGGCGCTTGAGAAGGCCCAGGCGAAGAGGCCGGACTGATGCTGGCTGGGGAGCTTCACTGATGCCCGCTCATCGCAATCCGCGCTGGACTGCGGGCGAGATCGCCATCCTGCGCGAGCATTACCCTCTGGGCGGCATCAAGGCCGTTTCAGAGCAACTTCCGTCGCGCTCGATCTATTCGATCCGCGTCAAGCTGCACAATCTCGGCATCAAGTGCGAACGGCCTCAGCAGCACGCGCCGAAATGCGTTCTCGCCGGCGCCGACCTCGAGGAAGCAATCCGTCTCCGCGAGGAGGGATGGAGCTTCGAGCGCATCGGCGCCCGCTTCAACTGCTCCGAGTCCGGAGCCTGCAACGCGATCATGAATGCCTTGTGCGTTCGGCGCGGACACACGCCTGCCGAGCGTGACGAGTTCGGCCGATTGACGGCGCGCGGCCTCGAGCGGCTTCGCTGGTGTCTGAAGAAGGGCCTCAAGGGAATCGAGATCCAGCTGAGGCTCGGTGTCACGGCCTCGTGCATCGCCGAGCAGCGCCGCCGCTACAATCGCGAGCTGAAGGCCAACGGAAAGGCGCCTCTGCCGCCGCCCGGTGGGGGCGAGGCGTATTCCGGCGTGAAGGTGCCGCTCGCCAAGAGACGCGAGGCCGAGGACTTGTTCCTGGCTGGATATGGCTCGTCGCGCGTCGAGCGGATCTCAGGCGTCAGTCATACTGTCGCGACGAGGATCCGGAACCGGCTGATCAAGCGCCTGCGGAAGCGGGGAGAGTGCCTGCCAGGCTGCGATCTCGACGGCAACCGGCACGTTCAGCGCGAGAATGCGAGGTTCGTTCCTGACGAGCTGCTCGGCCATCTTCGCGCATTGATCCTTGATCGCGTTCCCGTTCGTCGGGCGGCGGCAATCTGCGGCGTGGGTGCCTGCACCGCCTACCGCGTTCGCGACCAGCTCAAGGCCGAGCTTGGCGACGCGATGCCCAAGCCGCGCCTCCCCGGGCGAGTTTCGAAGCTGCGGGCCGAAATGCTTTACGCGCAGGCGATCCCCGCCGAGCATCTGTGGCGCTTCCGGCAGCTCGTGCATGAGCATGGGGAGGCCGAGGCCCGCAATCTACTCCGAGCCGAGATCGCCGAAGCCCGCAAGCACGAGACGATCGAGCAGAAGCTCGCGCGGGGAGCGACGCTGGCCGTTGCATGGCGTCCGACAAGGCCAGCCTATGAGCATACCCTCGGCGGCGTTGCGACGGGGCAGCTGGGATGATCTTCGTCAGCGATATCCAGGCGATGGTCGCGCAGACCTACGGCGTGCCCTCCGACATCATGGTCGAGCCGGACGGAACGCCTGGCGCGCGCTCGCCCAAGCATTCCGAACCGCGATCCGTGGCGATGACGCTCTCGGCCCGGCTGACCGAGCATGGCGCGATCAAAATCGGTCGGCTTTTCGGCGGCCGCGATCACACGACCGTCGGTTACGCAATCAACAAGATCGAGACGGCAGCGGTCACCGACCTTCGCCTGCGCGACACCATGCGCCGCATCACGCTCGAGCTCATCAGGAAGGAGAACCAGTTTGGTTAGCTCCCAACAGCCTCGTGCGCGTGCACGTGCGCGAGAGAACCAATCAACGAAGGAGGATGAAATGGTCAACGGTACGGTTGCGGGCGACGAGCTGCGCCTTCTCATCGAGCGCATCGAGCGCCTTTCCGAAGAGATCAAGAATCTCAACAAGGACAAATCGGAGGTCTTCAAGGAAGCCAAGGATCGCGGATTCGACACCGCGACCATGAAGCGCGTCATCAAGCTTCGAAAGATGGACGACAGCACCCGCGACGAAGCGGAGGCGTTGCTCGCGACCTATCTCTCGGCCCTTGGCATGACGCCGATCGAGCACGCCATTGCGATGGCGGCTTAGGTGCAAAGGATCTCGTTTCACGTTCCGGGCAAGCCAGTAGGCAAAGCGCGCCCCCGCATGTCCACGCGCGGGGGCGTCATCCGCTCATTCACTCCGCAGAAGACGGTCGCCTTCGAAAGTCTCGTCGCCATGAAAGCCGAGGCGGCGATGGCAGGAGCGGCTTTGTTCGATGGGCCTGTTTCTTTGACGCTCATGGTTGTTCTTCCGGTCGCCGAGAGCTGGTCAGGGAAAAAGAAGGCGGCGGCACTGGCGGGCGAGATCCTTCCCTGCAGCCGACCTGACCTGGACAATTACATCAAGGCGATCGCGGACGGATGCAACGGCATAACCTACCGCGACGACTCCCAAGTGGTCTGGCTGATGGCTCGCAAGTGCTATGGCCAGACGCCTGGCTGCATCGTCACCATTGAGCCGATCGCCGAAGAGCTGCGGTCGGGAAGGGCGGCATAATGGCCACTCGTCCAGCGCCGCAGTGGCCCTCAGGCGGCCCGTACAAACGGCACAAGTCATTCGCAATCAAAGGGCATCGCGTCCATCTGCGAGACGACCATCCCGCCATTCTCAACGGTCAGTCGCTGTTCCAGGCCCGCGTCGAGGATCAGTCTCAGCGTCCGCGGCTGCTCATCAGCGGCGA